ACTTTCCCAAGTCTGCAAGATGCCTACGCCGATCCTGCCGTCTGGCAATATCTGTCCAGCAACGAGTGATGCATTGCGTCGAGAAGGTGCAACGTCGAAGCCAAAGACTGTGTAACCGCCCGGCGGGATCTGCAAGCTGCTATCGCTAGTCTCCTCAAGAATGCCATGCGGCCAAGGTGAACTTAGGGAGTCGATCCATTGGCAAAGCAATTCTGTTCGCGTGTTTTCTATTGGGCTGGTGGCAACTGCCTCAGCTAGTGAATCTTTGGTGATCGTATAGCCAAGTGCAGGGTTAGCAAGCGCCCAAGATTTCAGGTCATCGATCTTGCAATATTGGGGAGCCGAATACTCGTAAAAGCCAAATGACTTTGGCGGATTATCCAAGGCTCGTTCGCGCAATTCATTAAGAACGGTGCTAAAAGCATCGCCAGCGTTAGAAGTTAGGAAAGTGTGAGCATTAGGTCGGGCGCGAGTTACCGGCATCGCAGCTCGATAGCCTTCTTCTGACCATTCACGGACTTCATCGAGGAATAGTGCATCGGCAGTTCTACCGCGTGAGCCGTCGCGAGTAGCTGCTACAACGTCTAAACGCCGTCCGTCCTTCATCTCGATCGACTCAGTACCGTTTGCATAGCGGATAGCCTTGACCAGCGCCATGAGGTTCTCGTTTTGCTCAAAGACTGTCGCTACTTGGCGGAATGTATCTAAAGCCATCGAGCGGTTCGATGAAGCAATGATTATATTCTTGGACTCCCACTTTAAGAGGTGAGCCAAGATGACCATGCGGGTTAAGTGGGTCTTACCGTTCTGCCGGGCAACCAATAGCAAGTTTGTCTTGCGGATCCACATGCCCTTAGCGTCCACGCGAAGCATGTCGCGTAATACGAACTCCTGCCAAGGCAATAGCGGCATCTTGATCAGGTTGGCTAACTCAATTACATCGTCAACCTTAGAAGCGCCTTTGAGGTAAGGACTGTGGAGCCTTGGTTCGGTTGCCCCTCGTGTGGCTCGGGATGTTTTGGCTGCCATTAGGACTGTTCTGGATTAGGTCGGGAAGTAAACGGACTGTCTTGGTGAACTTTGGACTGTGTTGGGGAGGGGATCCCTGAAAAGACAGGGGGGGTAGACTGCAGGGCTAAAAAAGAGGCATGTGAACGTGATCCCTTGCGTGAGTTACACGCTGCACAGCAGGCAACTAGGTTGTCCATATCGTGCGTCCCGCCCTTGGCTCTAGGTATAACGTGGTCTACTTGTGTAGCCTCTGCGTTGCAGTACACACAAATATAGTTATCCCTCTGAAGTATTCGCTTACGCTGATCCTTCCAGCGTTGCGTTCCTAGTTCTCTATGTGATGGCATTGCGAAACTCTGGACATGAGTAGCACAGCGTACTCTTTAGGTTATTACATCTATAACATGCAAGCACTAGGTTACTAGGCGCATCTGATCCACCCCTAGCTTTGGCTAGTATGTGGTCTACCTGCGCTTCCTTATAGGTCATAAGTACTTCGCAGTAGTGGCATCTAAGCCCGTCTCTTTCTACCAGTTCTTTCTTGTATCGGCGATAGTTCTTAGGCCAAGATGAATACCCTCTAGTATATTTCGATATAGCCTTTTCATGTGGCTGTGGCTTCTTGCCACCTTTCTTTACGCTGAACTTTTCATCAGTTGCTAACTGGTAGATCGCACCTCTAGGCACTCCTAGTGCCTCAGCTAATGCGTTACCACCTAATTCAGCATGCTTTCGAATGAAGTCTTTTTCTGCTTCAGTTAAGTTATTTCTAGGCATTACTGCCAACCTCTAGTCTTTAAGTGGTGCAATGCAGCACAATAGTTAGGCTCATCATATCGTGTAACCCCATAACGATTAGATACATAATACCAATACCACCAGAACTGATAATCAGCCGGTGCGTTCTTTAACGCGTCTGATCTACCTTGATAGTAACCATAGTGTGATCCATTGACTGCATCTATCTTCCATCTGGACTCTCGATAGATAATCTGGTTATGGCAATGGTATTGCTTATCTGTTAACTGCTTATCAGCTAATGTCTTGATGCTTTTATTTGCAATTAATTGAGCCTCTGATGTCTGAGTGCTCAACAGACATAGAGATCCCACTAACACTCCAGCAACCCCCCGCGCTACGCCCTTACGGGCGCGGGTTGAGCCCTCGATGGGCTCTTGCCTAGAGTGTATCGTACGAGTCAAGCATGTGGATAAGGTGGGCGTGTCGTGAGCACGAAGTAAAGGATTGCGCATTAGTTATCCACAGGTGTTGATAAGTAGTAGGGCGCAGTTTCGGCAACCGAGGAAATCGGCTTTATTGACCGAACTTAACGAGGATGAATGAATACCTAAAATACCCCGACTTAACACCCTACTACCAAGTCTCATCTGTTATCCGTACTGTAAAAGCCACTACCTTTAAAGGCAATGCCAAAGCTGCTGTAAATCTTCTTCATCGGTTCATGGCATAAGCCGCATTCGACCAAGTGATCTTCGTTAATCTTGAACTCCTTCTCGTAACGCAAGTTAGCCTCGCATGACTCGTTGGTGCACTCGAACTCGTAGATAGGCATTACTGATCCTCACATGACTTGCAATAACCAGAGACAGTCCATTCACCGCATCCGTTACATCTAACAATGTCTGCATCTTGAACCACATCTTTACGGTTCTTATATCCCGCAGCTTCGAGTAACTCCACCAGATCGCCAAGGCGTAGCATCGCTACATAATCCTCAGCACGTTCACCTTGCCCATTAAGCCGAAAGCAAGCGAACCCCAATAGGCCGCTTTTGGCTGTTCTAGTTTCGATCTGGCGGAGTGTTCCCGAGATATCGAGTCCAGTGCGCGCCTTAACCTCGCAGTCGAACGGGACATTGAGTATGTCGCGCCCTGAACCTCGACCTACTGAAGCGCCTTCCCACGTGCGCCTCAGATATTCTGCGACTACTCGCTCTGTGCGAAAGCCGCGATATTTTCTACTTTGAGACATTTACCGCGTGGCACTTCTTACATGACCAAGTAAGGATCTGGCCTTGAATGTAGAAGGCTAATTCTTCACGTGGAACTGGCTCATTGCATAGGTGGCAGATAATCCGCACCTGTAACGCATTTAGCAGCTCTTGGTGTTTAGCCTTTTCTACCAATACTTCATCTGGTGGGAAGTTTTCCCATTCGCCGTCCATGTTCATAAACTGTAAATGACTCATTGACCTTCACGCACCTTCCAAGTGCCGTCTGGCGCTAAGTTGTACCAGAAAACATCTTTACAAGCGTAGCAACTAAAGTTCGCCCACGGTTTATTAGTCTTGGCGCTCACGCCTGTCTTCCAACTCATAGGCTTATGGTCATGGCAATTACGACACAACGGAATGTCTTTATCTATCTTAACTCCGCCTAACACTTCTTTGACCAGATCGACTGCCTCTGCCGCCGTTGGAGCCTCAGTCACCGCCTTAGTTGACCAAGGATCATCTTCGACCGGCATCGTGATCTTGTCTGCTAACTTCTCTGCGAAAGGCTTTGGTTCAGCTGCTTTGACTTTAGACATCTCTTCGCGGCTAGGGCGTTTGCCTTTCGTAGCATAACCTGCGTTAGCCAATGCACGGCCGATCGCACTCGTTTCGCAGTTCTCAAGAGCGCTCGTAGAGTTGACTCCTCTAGTCGATACTGTTTCTTCTGCATAGCCAGTCGTCCAAGGCGATGCATCCACTTCAGTTCGATAAATAGCAGCCTTAACAATAAATCGCTGAAGCGTTGACTCAACCAAAGCAGTTTCAATTCGAGCATCGGGATATTCCTTCCAGAACTTTTCTAGTCGCTCTTCTACTGTCTCGTAATCCTGTAGATTAAACATAGAGATCATTCTCCTCTGTGTGTAGTTGTCCTGCTATTGCAACGTACGCCGCGAGATCGACGTAAGTGTCTGTTTTTGCAGTTTCCATGCTTCTTGCGACTTTGACCAGCGCCATACACATTGCAACCTGATAATCAGTAACGGGCATCTCCAAGTATGAACTCCACAGGGCGGCTGTGCGAGACATGTTATCTGAAGGGTGTCCGTAGTCTTGCCCTCTGTCTTGGATCGTGGCTCTAGCCTCGTTAAGGTAGTCACGGGCGTTCATCGGCCGACCTGCTGGAACTGGCGCTCGATCTTACGAGCTGCGAT